ATATGGCTAATGGTGTTCCTTACATTAGGACTGTTTAATGTCAAAGTTTGTTAAAAACGAAATTGAGATACCTAAACCTTCTATGGATTTGAACGTAAAAGAAACGGACTTCTTATTAAAGCTATTACTAAAGAGTTCGTTTCAGGGTGCTGAAATAGAAGTAGCGTATACAACTATCCAAAAACTTACTGAATCTCATAAGGCAAAACTTGAAGCTTGAACTAAGTGCTGATGATTTATTTATCATCAAACAGTCTATAGAAGAAATTACTGTTAAAGGTAAAGACGCTATGAGGATTGGTAAGCTATTAGTTAAGGTGGAAAATGCTTTTGTGAAAGAAGCGGAGAAATCTAAATAATGGCTACTTGGAAAAAACTCGTAATAGCTACAGGTAGCTCCGCTCAATACATCAAAGGTGATGGTACACTAGGCACTTATTCTACTACAGATAGTTCTAAGCTACCATTAACTGGTGGTACTATTTCAGGTTCTCTGAATATTTTCGCTAGTGGTGGAGATGCTAATTTAAGATTAAGAAGTGGAGCAACTCGTTCAGGTCTCTTTATTGATAAACCTGCTACAACAACGACAATGGGTTCAGCATTAGTCTTAGCCGATTCTACATTTAGATTAGGAACTGCTACTTATTACCATATGGAAATGACTCAAGCAGGTAACACTATTCTAAAAGGTGGAGGCAATACAGCCTTAACAATAGATTCTAGTCAACGAGTAGGCATAGGAACTGCTTCTTTATCAAGGAAATTTACAGTAGTCAATACTACAACTAATACTGCTACTGGTTATTTTTATACAAATGCAGTTCATACTGGTGTAGATACACATTCAGTTGTTTCTATTCGTTCTGATAATGCTAGTTCAAATGGAAATGTACTCCATGTGCAAGGCGATGGAACTGGCAATCTACTTACTTTAAGCAAAGATGGTTCGGATAATGCTAGTTCAAATGGAAATGTACTCCATGTGCAAGGCGATGGAACTGGCAATCTACTTACTTTAAGCAAAGATGGTTCGGATAAACTAACTGTTACTCACGAAGGTAATGTAACTATACAAAATCCAAATACTGCTGGTATTATTGATTCTCTTACATTAATAAACCCACGCAATTCAGGTTCAACTGGTGATGGCACTCAAATTAATTTTCAAAATACTACTACTTCAGCTCGCTCAGCTTTTATTAAAGGAATGTCGACTGGTACTTACGGACAAAGTAATGTTTTAGTTTTTGGTACTTCAAGTGGTGTAAATGCACCAACTGAAAAAATGAGGCTTACCTCAACTGGCTTGGGTATAGGCACAAACGCTCCTGCTTCTTCAGTTCAAATTGCAGGTGTTACTGGTCAAGACGGATTACGAGTATATAACAGAGATGGTGGTATTGGTGTATTAGTAAATCAATACGGGACTCTTCTGACTTATAATGGTTATTTAGGTACATCTTCATCAAGTATCCCTTTTTACTTTCAAACTGGTGGAACGACTAGACTCACTTTATCACATACTACAGCCACATTTGCTGGTGATATTACAGTTCCTGCTAATAAAAAAATTACTATTGGTGGTCAAATTGGAATCGGTGCTTTAAATGTTAAAATGGCTGATGGTTCTAATCAAAAAAGGACTATTAATATTGTAAATGCCGATGACCAAGGTTGGGCATTTGGAACTGTTACAGAATCAAACAGAGTAAATTTTGTATTATCAAAAGAATATGGTGATAATAGTTGGAGTGATGCTTTAAAAGTATATAACGCTGATGGAAAATTTGAATTTCTAGGTAGCGGTGGAGCTACATTTGCAGGTGATGTCGTTTTAAACGGAGCAACTAAAGGAATTGATTTTTCGGGTAGTGGTAAACACATTATTAGTGGTTCAGGTTCAGGTTCATATATTGAAATTAACAATGTCGGTCAAATTACTCCCAACGGTAATAATAGTTTTAGCTTAGGAACTTCTAGTAATAGATGGTCTAATACACATACTCAATTATTAAATGTAGGTGGTCAGACTGTTATGACTGGCACTTTAAAGTTATCAAATACTTCAACTGCTCCAACTAACGGAGAAAGTTTACCTCCTGCACTTGAATTTATTGGAAGAGGTTGGGATAGCAATAGTGGTAGTGACCTTATTATGGGTAAAATTCATCTTGGTGGAGACTATGGTGAATATGGTTCAGGAGCAACACAGGCTTGGCTAGGATTTTCTGTGCAAGGTTCAGGTGGTCTAGGCTCAGAGCCTGAAACCTTAATTGAGGGATTGAGAGTCCTCGCTGATGGTGGAGTCGTAGCTAACAAAAAATTTAATGTAGGAACTCATAATTCAAACTCTCATAGGTTAGTTATAGAATCCATGCACGCTACTGTTCCTTATGCACCAATCGTAGCAGGAAGTGCTGATAATAACCAAGCAGTTGGTTTTCAGTTTGTCACTAGAAATAGCAATGGTGATGAAAACAATAAAATGTACCTTACTTCAACTGGTTTAGCTATTGGAACAATACCAACACACAACCTAAATGTCTATAATGGTAGTGGTGTATCAAGCATGACAGTTGGTAAATATGCTTCAGGGAAAACAGTTGGGGTAATTGGAACAAGTGCAGATACTTCAGGTTATTTTCAAATACAATCTTATGCTAGTCAAGGCAGTTCATTTGGTAATATAGTATTAAATGCTCAAGGAGGAAACATAGGCATCGGAGTTGCTTCTCCAGCATCTTCAATTCATGCAAAATCATCGGCTTCAACACTCGGTACATTAGAAAGGTCTACGTCAGGTAATGTTTTATTAGAGTGGAAGAATACTGGCGATTCATGGTATGCTGGAATAGATAGCAGTCAGAATTTTAAGATTAGTCAAAATGGAGATATAGCTTCAGGTACTGAATTTAAACTAGAGGATGAAACTGGAAACGCCACATTTGGTGGTGATTTAATAGTGGATGCAAAACAAATAAGAGGGGGATTTGGAGCTGAAACTACTAGTGGAACTGCTGATTGGAATCATGTAACAAATGCACGAAGTGGTAACGGATATACTCTTTTATTAGGTTCTGCTACAAATGGACCGACTGGAAATACATATTATCACACTCTAGGTTTTGAGTATGGGGTAAAAAATGGTGGAGGCAATCTTACTCAAATTGGTATTCCTTATACAGGTGCAGGAATTGTTTATCGTTCTAGATATAGTGGTTCTTGGTCTGCTTATAAAAAAGTTTTAGATAATGAAACATATAGTGATTATGCAGTTCCGAAAACTGGAGGCACATTTACTGGTGGAGTAACTATTGCTAGTGGTGGTAGTACAGACAATTTATATTTAGCAAATACAAGCTACGGTCTAAAGATAACTAATAGCACAGGCGTAATTGATTTTGTTTCTAACAATTCAACTAGAATGTCTATAGCTAATGGTGGTGGTGTTAGTTTTGTTAGCAATGCAACATTTTTTAGTTCTGCTACGATTAGAAGTGTAGTTACAACAGGTGATAAAATATTAATAGGTCATAGCGGTGTTACATCTACTGGTAGTTACAATAAAATGGAACTTGAGTATACTGGTTATAACTCAGGTAACCCTAGGCTTTACATAACGCCTGATACAAATCCTGGAAGTGGTGTTCTTTATTCCTATGTTCATATAAGAAGTAAAACTGGCGGTTCAGGTGCTAATAAAATGGGGTTAATTGTTGATGGTCAGCAAGTAATTGGCAATACAACTCCTTATTATAATTTAGATATTGTTTCTGAAGGTGTAGCTACAGGATTAAGGTTACACAGAAAAAATTCAAGCAATAATACTACTACTCCTATTGGTATCGGGTTTAGTCACAGAGGCGATGGTGCAAACTCTTCAGGTAGCGACACAAGAGCAGGTATTTACAGTCATTATAATGGTGAAATTTACATAGCTAATAGAGCTGCTACTTCGATAGGAACTTCACCTTATCAGTACAGAACTTTATTAATAAACGGTTCAGGTACTTCTACTTTTATAAACTCAGCAGGAACAACTGTTGAATTAGCAACATCTTCAAATGGTGCTTATGCTATTCGTTCTGCATCTCCTGCAAAATTCAATGATTATTATTTTAATGGAACTTCAGGAAGTATAAAGAAAAACACTGGAGATAATTTTCTTTCTTTTGCTAGTGATTTATCAGCCACATTTGCAGGCAATATTAACGCTCAAGATATATCTGCTTATAATAAAATTACTATTGAGTCTGCCGATATATCTAGTGGCGAAGACAATGGATTGTTGTTAAGAAACACAAGCGGTGGTAGTAATCAAGATTGGCATTTGACAGCAGGGACTACTGGTGTAAGCAATAGTTATTTTACTATTAGAGATGGAACAACAAATACTAATGCTTTAATAATTAAACATTCTAGTAATAATGCTAGGTTTAATGGAAGTGTTGCAGTTCCAAGTAATCATAGTTTTAATGCTGAAAATACAAGTGGTACTGAAAAAGCAATTCTTACTTTTGACAGTTCTAATAGAACTAAAGTAGGAGATAATAGCAATAGCGGAGTTCTTATCCTTGATAGTGGTGATGCCACATTTGCAGGAGACTTGGATGCTAGTGCAGGTCAATCATTAACTGGTTGGCATACACAAGATAAGATTTGGGTTATGCCTAGTGACTTTATAGAAAACGATGATAGTAGCAACCGCAACATTGGCTTAGTAGATAACGGTGGAGAATTAAGAGTAATGTACGCTGATTTGGAAGCATATGTAAATATTCCAATTCCAAGCGGATATAAAGTAACTCATTTCAGGTTAAATGGAACTGCTAGTGTTGGTATAAATGCATCTTATAGCGATTGCACTACTGCTACTGCAACGTCTTGTCAGCCTCCTACTAGTATTTATACAAATACTGAAGTTGCTACAAACCCTAGTTCAGGTATTGAAGCAAATGATTCAACTGGTAGATATATTATCTTAAAATGGTCAGCTACTCATGTTAGCCATAGGCTTTATGGTGGGTATGTAAAAATTGCAAAGATTTAATTAAAAAAAGGAGAATGCCATGAAAGGCTATCTAGCAAAAAAAACAGCAAAGAAATGGTCTGTAGCCAAATCAAAAGTGGTAGACATTCCTGCTGTAACAGAAGTAAAAGACGAAGATGGAAAAGTAGTTAGAGCAAAAGTAGACGAGAAATCACATGATGAAATTATGCTTAGTAAAAAAGTATATGATTCTGAAACAGGTAAAGCTTTAACGGATTCTGTTATTGCAGTATCTGATGGAGAATGTGATGTGATGATTGAAAATATAGATAAGCAAATAACCGAGTTAGGTGAGCAGAAATCAGGGTGGGAAGCCTTGAAAGCTGATATTGCCAAGCTCTAAACAAAAGGAAATAACATGTCTGAAAAAGAAAAAAAAGAACAGATAGTTACAATCAATGGTAAGGACTATAAAGAATCTGACTTTGATAAAGAGCAGATTGAATTAATTAATCATGTAGCTGATTTAGATGGAAAGATAGCAAGAGCAAATTTCAATCTAAAACAAATGGAAGGCGGTAGAATTTTTCATATGGAAAAACTAGAGCTTAGTCTCGAAGATGTTTCTGATTAAAAAATTACCCAATAAAAAAACCGAACTGAGTTACATCTCATTCTTGTTAATTATCACTCTTTTTTCCTTGTGTATGGGGTGTGATTCAGGTTGGTCTATAGGTGGTCTTTATCTAAATGGTGAGGACTCTTCTTATATTGAAATAGTGTCTTCTGATAGTATCTCTCATTTATATGAAGAGATATTGAAGTTTGGTGAGGATATGTGGTGTTTTAAACATGCACAGTGGGAAGTTGTTGAGGTAAAATAATGGATGCGCAATTATTATTAGAAAGTTATATGACATTGGGAGCAACAGGTTTTTGTGTTGTTTTTTTAGGTTATATGTTAATTAACCTGGTCAAAAGTCAAAAGGCCCAGGATGGCGAATTAGAAGCAATACGAGAAAACATAAGCAAAATGTCTGAGGTAATGAGCAATAGTCAATCAATTATTCTTAAGCTAGTAGATAAAATTCAAAGAATAAATGAGCAGCAAAATGACGAGAGGAATCGAAGACATGAAAGTATAATGCAATCTCATCAAAGCTTGCTTAAAGAATTTGATGACGTAAGTGACAAAGTCTCATATTTATCAGGTAGAGTTAATGGCTCAGGGAGACCATAAATGGATAATACAGATATAAGAACTCATTTAATTAGGCATGATGAGAGACTCAGAAATATTTATTCTAGTTTAGCCAGGATAGAAAAACATTTAGAAAAATTAAATGGAAAAGTGGATCGACACGATACAGAGATTGCAAAAGTTCAGGTATACGGTGCAATCGCATTAATCGCTTTTCCAGTAGTATTTAACTTGGTAATGAGATATTTACCATAAATAAAAAAGAGGATAGGATGAAAGAAATAGTAGATGAAATGAAAACACAAGCAATAGAAGCTGCAATGCAAATGGCTGAAAGACAAGCTGCAACAATCCAAAGTGGAATTATTAATTATGTCCAGTCAGACGAGTTTGAAAACAAGTTAGCTGATTTTATGGATGAAGCAATAAACATACCTTTCGTAAAGGGGCAAAAAGAAAATGATATTTTTCATGACGTTGCCGATGTAGTTCAAAAGATTTTAGCTAACGTAATGAGCAATGTTATTAAGCTAAAGAGTTAATGGACCACAGCCAATTAAAAACTCTGATAGGTAGCACTTTAAAAACTTTAGGAAGCAAATATGCATCTAAAGAGGCTGTGAATCTAGTTTATTGGACAGGTCATGTGGAAAGTCGGTATAAATACATTAAGCAATTAGGTACTGGCCCAGCCAGGTCCTTTTGGCAGGTTGAACCTGGTATGACTGGCGCTTTAGACAACGTAGAAAATTACTTGCAATTTAGGCCCAAATTAGCCGCTAAATGTGCAGAAGCTACTATGACCTCGCCTGATGTTTGGACAAGCTCAAATCAGGATATTTGGGATAAGATTTTATTGGTCAATATGGCTGCTGGAATTGTACATTGTCGTATCAAATATTGGCGTTCACCTTTGCCTATGCCTAGTACTTTAAAGGAAGCTGCAAGAGTTTGGAAAACTGCTTATAACACTGCAGCTGGGAAAGGAACTGAAAGTAAGTTTATAGATATGGTGAGTTCGCTCACTTAGAAGAAGCCCTGTTCCTGGATTCGCTGTCCTTACGGGGCTTTTTCATTGTTTGCCCCATAAGTTTTAGATACCTTTTGCCACGATGGACCCATCGCAAGCAAGTGCAGTGAAAATCTGTAGGGTATCTATTCCTTTTCCATAAAATACCATTGAGCCAATATTGAGCCATTTATTTTCTAAGTATAACAATATATGCGATGTTATAGAAATCAATTAAAACAACAACTTTTTAGCATTTTATTGACGAGAAAATAGAATAGTATTTCTTAAAATAGGGAAGCGCTCCTCGTGAAACTGCTTCCCTGCTAAGGAAGTAACATCGTAAGGTGTTCGTGGGTTCGAATCCCACCCTCTCCGCAGTAACTCTGTCGACAATAAAGTCCCTTTTTTAGGGGCTTTTTTTGTTCCAATACCTGGTTAAGAAAATAGTCTATTTTTATCACATTGAGCCAATATTGAGCCATTTTTTTCTACATTATGGCTTGTCGAGGAGAAAATTAGGGTAGAGAGGGAAGTGTAAAACTACGGGGTATAGCATGCAATATTACTGTATTACATGCTATGTTATTTCATTGATTATTATGTATTTATAAACTTGATTTTAGTTGTAGATGTCATATCTGTAAAATTATACAAAACGCTCAGTACAGCAAGTAATTCCGAGCCATCTTTTCGATAATAGCAAGTATTGTAAACCTGTAGCTGACTGGCTATGTTGTATTTCATGGCATACTCAAAGTGAGCGACACATGCTTCAACGCTTGAAACTTTATTATCTGTTTTTTCAAAATTAATCAACATCGGCATCGCCTTTCCATCTTGGAGGAAGGCCCTTTGTTCCTCTGTGGACATATTTCCTCTGTTCGTCATCATTCTATGATTAATTGTCCAGTATTTTTCAGCCTCACTTCGAGTGTAACCTAGCCTTTGATAAAAATCTTGGTAGTTTTCCATGTCATAAGTTTTAAAACTAGTGCAACTACTATCAGAATATTGTTGTTTAGTTTTAAAATCATATAAAATATCATTCCATAATGGATAACTACCTTTAGGAATATTAATTAATTTCTTTTCTAATGCTAATATTTTATTCGCTTGAGATTCTATTTTTTCTTTTGCTAACTGCATTGCAAATTCATGCATACTTGTATCTTCCTTTTCTTCGGGTCCGCTGTCCTTAGATGTTTTATTTTCTAGTTGCTGGAGTTTCTGATATATCGAGGCTCCAGGAACCATTTTATTTGATTCATATTTATAGACCGCACCCAGGCTAATACCTAAGTACTTGGCTAAATCTGTTTGAGTCATTCGATTAAGTTGCCTTGTTTGCTTAATCCAATCTGCTATTTCTTTCCCCATATTAAAACCCTATCTATACTTTTTTTATGTTATTTGTTATCATTTGATATCATAACTTAACTAATAATGTATTGCTATGCCATAGTATAATGATATTAATTATTGACACTATTGTATTAATTAAATAAGATATGCCAGTGATTGAATGATAATAATTAACACTTTAGTATAAACAAACACATGGAAATAAAATGAAATCAAGCAAACAACCACAATTCTATTCTATCAAGCAATGTGCCGAGATGTTGTCTGTGGACTACAGGTTTATCTATGATAGAGTAAACAACCAGGAGATACCCAGTCTTAGGCTTTCTAAAAATGTCATAAGAATTAAAGTTAGTGATTTTAACGAATGGCTTGGAAATAAGAAGTCTACTAATGATTAAAATGCCTTATAGAGTTAGAAGGTTTAATACAACTTCGGGCAGATACTATGGGCCTGATGATTTAGACCTTTACAATTCGGTTGTAAACCCACTTAAGCCTTCCTGGACGAATATAGCCAGTATCGAATCAAGCCCAGGATTAGATGAATATTTTAAAAATAATGGAAGGTGGTCAAATATACTTGGTCCGACCACTGCTATTATAGGAACTATTACACATGATTTTGTAGATGATTTAAATCATGGCTTAACAGTAACAACTGATGACATTATTGAGAGGCTAGAAAACTACCAGGATATACGTTGGAGACTTGTGTATCATAACAAATTTCAAGCAGTTGAGGTAATCAAAAAGCAATTAACAAACTATACTTTATGGTATGATGACTTTCAACCCGACATAGTTGGTAGTGAAATCATGCTTTGGCATGAAAATGTCGAATTTGCAGGTACTTGCGACTTGCTTTTAAAAACATATAGTAAGCAGCATGATAAAGAAATATACATGGTCGCAGATTTAAAAACTGGTAATGAGATGGATAAGCACTTTACTCAGTGTATGGCTTATGCAGTCCTAATTGAACAAATATTTAAAATAAAAGTTAGTGCGCTAGGAATTCTTTATTGCCAAGGAAGAAATAAAGGCGATATAAAGCCAGGAAAATTAAAAACAAAAATGATACGAAATAAAAGTGGCAGCATAAATAACAATGCAACATTGTTATCTAAGAAAGTCACATCCCTTGTCGATTTATTCAAATCAAACATTAAATATGAGCAGCCCAAGATGAAAAAAAGACTGCAAAATAAATTTCAATTAAAAATAAACAAAAAGGAAGAAAAAGGTAATGAATGACAATAAAGCAAAATACAAATACACTAAGGTCATGACTGGTCGTAGTTGGGTTAATGAAAACAAATCAACTGATAGTGACCCCGACATGACTGGTAACATGGTTTCAGTGCGAAACTTAGAAAAAGCAGATGGTGACTATACTCAGCTAAAAGAAGAAGATAAGTACGCTGTTTCTGTTTGGAAGAATGTAGACAAAAAGACGGGTAAGGCATATATATCATTTGCAGTATCTGAAAAAAAGTCACTTTCAGGCGGTAATGATGACGAGCTGCCTTTTTAATTAATGATTAAAACATTCGATATAATATTTGACGAGTATTTTGAAGAATCTGAACCAATCCTTTACGAATATATTGATGAAAATGAATACACTGCTCTTCCAGGAGAAGATGAACTGGTAACTCATTTAATGGAGTCAAAGGATTATAGTATAAGAATGGCAAAAGCCTTAGTTGAAGTCTTTATCGAAAATTATGATAAATAGCCCTTTCACTCCGCATCGTGTAATTTGCTATTTATTACAGGTAGGTCAGTCATTTCCTTGTTTTTTGACTGGCCTACTGATTCCACAAACCAAACCAAACCAAACACATGCCAAAAATAAATTTAGATTTAACTGCAGCGCAGATTGAAGAATTAATTAAGCAATTGCGATATGGCAAGTACACTGCCGAGTCTTTTGATATTGACCTTTTAAGAGGCTTAAACGGTGAAGTCGAAGCTTTAGATGTCTTAACAGGTAAACTAGAGGTTAAGACTGATTTTATGGCCCACAAGACTGGTAACCTGGCTATTGAGATTGAATGCAATGGTAAGCCTAGCGGTATCCAAACATCAACTGCTAACTGGTGGTTGTTCAACATTAACTATCCTGATGGTAAACCCGTTTTGCTTATCATGACCTTGAGTCGACTTCGCAAACTTGTTACCAGGTATCTCCATAAGAATAAGTTTATCATGGGGGGCGATTACAATAAGTCTAAGTTAGTATTAATACCTGTCCAGGATGTGATAGATGGCTAAGAGTACAAAAGGATTTGTATATCTTTGGAGAGATATAGTTGAATCACCTTTATGGGATAATGGAAAGCCTTTTAGTGAAGGCCAGGCATGGATGCAATTTATTATGTGGGCTGAATATAAACAGAACACTACTCAATTAGTCAGCGGTCAAATGATTTCATTGCAGCCAGGCGAATTTATGATGACCCAAAGAAAAATAGCCCAATCTCTTAATTGGTCATATTCAGCGGTAAATAGATTTTTAAAGAAATTAATAGCCTTGAATCAAATACGAATCAATTCTGAATCAAAAATGACTCGTGTAAACCTTGTTAATTATAGGGATAAACAGTTTACTGAATCAAAAACGAATCAAGATAAAGTAATAAGTGAATCAACTGCCGAAAACCCTAATAATAGTAATAGTTATTATAATAATTATAATATTATAAATAATAATAATAAAAGCAATAATAAAAAGAATAATAAAGATAATAATTATAATAACCCCGATAGTCCCATGTTAAAAGTTGGGGTTGTTCAAAGTAGTAGTTTAACAGAAAAGCAAGCATCTTTTAAAAGTAAACCTAGAGATGTTGAAATGGTCATTGACTATTTTAAAAAACAAAAGATTGAAGAGCCTATTTCTAATGGCTCTGAATTCTTTGCTTATTACGATTCAATAGGTTGGTATCGTGGTAAGTCTAAAATTAAAGATTGGAAGAAATGTGTAGTCACCTGGAAGAAGAATATTAACAACTTCTCTAATCAAACACCAAACAGGTCACCAGGAAAATTTATGGATCAGTTCAAGAAATCTGCAGCAGGCGGTTTTATTGCATACTGCTCAAAAGATAAACACGGGTCTATTTGTGGTAACCAGGAATTCCCGAAAGATGCTAAAGCTATCTACCAGGGAAGCCATTGTTGTAAGTCAAGCTACTTGCCGAACAGACCTAAAAAGGAACAGATATATGAAGAAAGTAAAAGACCCCAAAATGGTCAAACAGGGTCGCAGAAATCGACAACGAGGGGCAGAACTACAGAGAGAGGTAGTGAATTGTTTCAAAGCATCCTCGATAACAGCGCACAACAGAGATAGAGGAGGTGCAAATCATGAAAAAGGTGATATTGAAGTTATGGGTATGTGGCTGGGTTGTAAAAGACGTACTAGCATACCACGGTGGCTTCTTCCTGAAAAAACTGAAATCGGTGTGGTTAGTCGTGGCGACAGAATGGAAGCTATATTATCGCTACCACTCAAACCGATGGTTAGATTAATTAGTGAAGCCGCAGAGAAGGGCATTGATGTCAGACAAATCTTCGAAGGGCATAGGTTGGGTGATGGAGCAGTTGTTAAAGCAAAAGAAGAGTCGGGTTAGCTATAAAAAGTCTTTGAACTATGCGAATGAAAAGCCAATTAGGGTATGTACTAATTGTAATGTTTCCTGGCAGAAGGTTAACAAACCCCCCTTTGTTGAGTACTATTCTGATTTTCCTACAAGAAAACTACCAAGGTTAAGATGTCCGAAGTGTTAAGCACCCAAACAAAGGGAAAAAGCGCTGAATACCTGGTTGTTTCTGATTTATTGAGAAGAGACATCGAGGTTTACTTACCTGCCAGCGATGAGGTAAATACCGATTTGGTGATTTATAGACCAGGTGGTTTTAAACGAATACAAATTAAAGCAGTGGGAGTACACAAAAATGAAACTTCCATTGAGGTTAGAATGAGGGATTTTAAGAAAAATGACCACATTGATTATGTGGCTATTGTTCACTGGCAAAGACAGATTATTGCTTACTACCCTTACAACCAGGAAAAAACAATTACGTTAGCACTGAAATCTGCTAAAAATAACCAGGAGCATTCAAGAAAATGGTTCTATTCATATGAGGAGTTAGTGTAGTGGAAGACAATATAATAACAAAAAAGTACCAGTCGCAGGATCGGTACATGAGCAAAAGAGCAATAGTACAATTTTATAAAAAATTAGCCGAGAAGGGAAAGTTTATAGAAAATGGTGCAGCATGGCAAAGGTTACGAAAGCTTGAAATGGATTACTATTATTCTACAAAACGAACCAGGAGACCTGAATGAAAATTAAAGATTATAATACACTCATTACTGCTTTTAGAGCCGATGGTGATGCTATGGCAAATGGTAAGAGAGTTGAGTATACTGAGAGCCAAGGAGACAAGGACGTTCATGCTAATTTTAAGGCAATTGCAAAAAGCCTAGATTTAGACCCAAAAATTGTGATTGGTGTTTACCTGCAAAAGCATACCAGTTCTATTTTTAATTATATAAAGAAAGGGAAGACTTATAGCAACGAATCAATTGGTGGTCGTATCACTGATGCAATACAATATTTAGAGTTGTTATATGCCTTAATACAGGATAGAAAGGAATGAGTATAGCATCATACTTTCTTTTAAGTTTGATTGCTTTTATTTGGGTGGGCATGTTGGCTAGTGTCATTTACCTGGAGAAGCGCCAGGAAGAAATATACATGAATGAAGAAAAGAGAAGAAGGTTTCTAAATAATAGATAAAAAAAAGCCCCAGTTAAGGGGCTTTATCTTTACAAGAAGAAATCTCTTACTCATTGCCAAAATAATCAGGATTAAACCTACATAAATAATTATTTCTTCCAACCATAGCGCTGAAGACCTCTTCTTTTACAACTCCATGGTTCTCATCTAAAAAATAATCATAACATTTATAAAAGCCTTCAGTCACTTTTTCAACTGTTATACCATTCTTCTTTAAGTTCCTTAAGATTTGTTGTGTCACTTTTTTTTCCAATACTCTTGCTTCCATTTAAGCATCCTCCTCTAATTCATAATGTTTGGCTAGGTTTGATGTAATTGCATCTAAGTTCTTTGTGATAAACTGGTCTAATGCTTGGCCTAATAACTTCCTGGGCGTAACATTAATCGACTTTGCATACAAACTGAATGCGCTCCACTTCGACTCAACTGAATCCATTTCAATTCTAACTGTTTTCACATTTTTTATTCTTGTTTCTAATTTAACTACCATAATCGCTATCCTTTTTTACTTACGTTTGTTTAGTACAGAAGCAACACTTTGTTGTTCTGACTTGATTTGATTTCTAATATATATCTTTTGAGTTTCATCATTACAATGTCCCAAAGACCTTTGTATCTGTTCCTTAGTAAGACCACATTCAGCCAGGTAAGTAGCTAAGGAATGGCGTAAGCAATATTGAGTTAGCTTGCGACCTTCTTGCTTTTGAATTCCTAACTTTTTACATGTTTCCTGGAATGATTTATTGGCGTTATCCCTGGCTTTTTTACTACCATTAAGATTGTAGATTGCATCACCCAATGATAAAAGCCTTTTTGACATCGTAATCCCTGTATATTCGCCACTTTTTTGCCTGGTGGTCACTATGATACCATCTTTATAATCTTTGGCCTTATCTAGCTTATTTGCATCTACTGGTGCCATAGCGGTATCAAGCATAATTGACCATAGGTACCTGCAATAATCATTGGGTGCATTGTCAACAATTTTTTCAGCTTGATGACGTTCTAATACCTGGTAAGGTGTTTTGCCTGATGAGGCTTTAAGAAGTTCTACCTTTTTCAGATAATAGTTCTTTTTAATGTATTCATTATCATGAAGCCAGGTGTAAAACGGGTTTAGTATTTTATGACGATCCGCAACCGTGCTGGCTTTAATACCTTTCTTATATTCATTTGAATAGAATGCATTAATACCATTGGCATCAATTTTTAATAAGTCGATGCTGCATGAGTTACTTACTGAATCTCCAAGCCAATCGGATTCCTTACCAAAAAATTCAATGAAGTGTTTCCAATTATGAATCTTGGTTAAGAAGGTTTTGTTGATATGTTGCTTGGCATCTTTGTAGATAGGGAAAACATCCTTTAGCAGGACTTGCTTCACTTCAGGCTTACCTGGGTTAGATACCTGGGTTACTGGTTGTATTCCAAGCTTTAAGAGGGATGCCTGCTTGCGAGCATCCTTGTAGGCCTGGCGTATTTCCTGAGATGTATCTATGTTGTCATTCCCCAGGTAAAAATATTGTACAGGCTGACCTTTAAGTCTTATCCGATAACGATACAATGTACCTTGCTTGGTTTTGTCTTTTTGTATGTTAGGTAGTTTTAAAGATATACTCATTAGTCAACCTTGTTAAGTTTATTGCACAATTCTTGTGCATCTTGTTTTTTGGTAAAATCATAAGACATCGTTCTTTCATTCTTATTATCTGTGCCATCATAAGGCTTACCATCAGATACTTGATACTCTTTCTGATTTCCATCTTCTGTTGTACCTTCTACTATTATCCATTCATACTCTTCTGTTTTGAATCCAATATTTAGATATTTCTTTCTGTAAGAGTCTAACATTATACCTAACGATTTATTATCTTCTTTAAGTTCTTGAATTACCTGGTGTAATCTCCTTATCTCATTTCTTGCTGCATCATTGTTCATTTCGCTGTCCTTGTTTACGTTATTGATTTCCATAGACACCCCAGTCTCCTGGGGCGTTTCGACCAGGAATCACCTGGTACTCATCGGTATGGTTATTTAGCCTTCACAGTCAATATATTGTTCCCAACTGCGATAACCAGTCCTACAGTATAAAACTGATTCAAGAGTCTCATCTGAACTGCCATTAATGGATGTTACCAGGCACAGTTCTTCTTCTGTTGCAAAACCATATTCTACTAGATTTTCCCAAAGTTCGTTGAATGATTTATCCATGTTATTTGCCCTCCTTAGTTAAACTCTTTATCGTATCATCGCATAGTTCAAGATTAAGACTTAGTATTGCATCAGCATCTGTATCCTCTGCCACCTTTACCAATTGATTTTGAACTTTGGCTCTTTCTTTTTTTACAAGCTCTATAAGTAACTCTGCTTGTCGTGGGTCTTTTATTGTTAAGTTTTTCACGTTCGCTATCCTTAATTAAGTGGGTTATGGTTTAGTTCTTGTGGTGACAGATAACCATTTGCGATATTGCTAATACCCTCCTGGCTATAATCCTCTTCTAAGAATTCTGCAAAGTTCTTATTCTCAAATGCTAAGTTATAATTTTCTTCCCTTAATGATTCTATTTCTAACTGCATCTTTATTTTCTCATGTGTTTCTGAATACAATTTTGCATCTTTATATCTTTTGAAAGTTGCTAGTAATTGTGTTGAGAAAACTTCGCCTGTTACCTGGTTTCTTACTACAATCCGATATACAACATATACCCTCTTTGATTGCTCATCATATTCTTTAGCAATGAAATTTTCTTGCTCAGGGAATACCATGTTTGGGATGCCATTGCTCTTAAGATGGGCTTTGATTTCTGAGAGTGATTCGTTTCCTGTTAGTCTTTTCATGTTCGCTATCCTTATTGATTATTAATTGATTGATGGCTAATGTTACAGTGCTACATACTATGATGCAATAGAATTAATACAATTGTACTAATTAATTAATAGTTTGATGCTATTACTCCTATATATATACTCAATCGATTTTTTTAATTAAACAGTAGTAAAACAGCGAGTTATTATGCCATCTCCGAAATGGGTTAAAGGTCAGTCAGGTAATCTTAAAGGCAGACCAAAAACGTCAGTAAAAGACCTGGTCAAGTCACATCCACAAGCACATGAATTAGTTCAAAAGTTATTTAATGTTGCAATGAATGATGAAGATAAACGACAAATTTCAGCCTGGAGAATTCTATTACCTAAGATGGTTCCCGATTTAAAATCAGCCACATTAGAAGTGGAACAGAAAGGTATAACTGGAGTGATTGTGTTACCTCAGAAAGTACCGCTTGATAGTACCAGCGCACAGAGTGAGAGCGAAACTTTTTCAGTCCCCGTATCGGTTGAGGATGTCCAGGTCAATGAGGGTTAATGGCTCAATAATGGCTCAATATGTGCATCTCTCCTCGGTAAGCACTTCCTTCATGAGGATGTACTGCCTTCAATCGTCCAAAAATAAGGTATTGATTAAAGCCAAAAAAAAAAGAGGGGGGGGCATCCCATTAGTCGGGTCCCATCCAAGACTTAAACCATAGTGACTCCTAGACAGAATATGAAAAAACTTTTTATACCCCTGGTGCGCATTGTGGTAAAATATTTAAATCCTAACGACTGCACAAACATGACATTTTATCCAGGTAACTGGTCCACATCTAACAATAAGAAGGTAAAATATGAATTTAGAACATTTAGACGATGAGACTATAGTGTTAGAACCTCGCACATTAGACTCTGCTATTGTGTCTATTGACATGAGGAGTGATAGGTTGATATATGATTATGATTTACTCATAGAAGCTTTTATGAGAGATAATGACTGGGATATATCTACTGCTGCAGAGTGGGTTGATTACAATGTATGTGGGTCTTATGTTGAAAATGGGCCAATTATATCATATAGTATGATAGTTGATGATGAGATGGATGAGCTAATGAGACTCCTTTAATGTTTGAACCTTGTCCTCATACTATTAGAAAAACATGTCCTTTTGCATGTAGTAGCACCTATAATCCCGACAAACAACGGGGGGGTGTCACTACTAAAATATTTTGCGGAATTGCAACAGGGCCTGATAATAGGGTATCCAAATTAGATAAGTGCTGGAAAGATATGTCAGCATCAGCTAAAAAGAAACATAGGGATAACTATAACTGGGCTGCATATAGATGATTGTACATTGGGAGCCGCACCCTAGACAGTCGTTTGCATTAGCTCGCCAGGAATTTGAAATTGCATTTGGTGGCGCACGGGGTGGTGGAAAGTCCAGTTGTCTTATGGCATGGATGGTAGACCCTGAATATTTAAATAACCCACAATTTAGAGGCTTAATTATTCGTAGGAACTATGATGATTTAAGGGATTATATCGATAGGGCTAGTCAAATGTATCGCCATTTAGAGGTTGAGGTGGTGGGTAACCCAGCAGAATTTAGATTTCCGACTGGTGCTATTATCAGAACGGGGCATCTTATGGATAAGCAAGCCTATCAAAAGTATCAGGGTCATGAATACCAAAAAATAGGTATTGAGGAAGCTACTTTGATACATGATGAAGAGGATTATTTAAAGTTAATCTCCAGTTGTCGAAGCACTGTAGGTCTGGCACCGCAAGTATTTTTAACATGTAACCCAGGTGGTCCTGGCCATAGTTGGTTTAAAAAACGGTTTGTTGACAATCCCAGGGAAAAAACCTTTTACGATCCAGTAACGAGCAGGACAAGAATTTTTATTCCTAGTAAAATACATGATAACCCAAAATTAATGGAAGAAGACCCTGGTTATTTTGAAATGTTAAAAGGTTTACCTGATGAATTAAGAAGGGCCTGGTTAGATGGTGACTGGGATGTTTACTATGGTCAATATTTCTCACAATGGCGCTATGATGTACATGTTTGCGAACCTTTTCATATACCAAGTAATTGGTATAGGTATAGAGGAATTGATTATGGGTACAAAGCACCATTTGCAGTGGTTTGGTATGCAGTGGACCCAAATAAAAATGTTTATTTATATAGGGATTATTATGTTGCTGAAATGGAATTATCGGGACATATAGAAGCAATTAATGCATTAAGCAAAGGTGAAGAGTATAGGGCGACATTGGGTGACCCTAGTATGTGGATTCGAAATCCTCAAAATATGAATAAGTCCGATGGGGTGGCTGGTAGTCATATGGCCATAGCTGATATTATGAGGAAGGGTGGTATTCCTATGATAAAAGCGAACAATAACAGGCTATCAGGTTGGAACCTATTGCGAGAGTACTTAAAATGGGATGATGAGACTCCTCCAAAGCTCCATATCTTTCATACATGTAATAAGTTTATTGAAACTTTACCGATGCTGGTACATGATTTGCGAAGACCTGAAGACCTGGACACGAGAGGGCCTGACCATCTTGCGGATGCTGCCAGGTACGGTTTATTTCATATTGGAAACCCTAAATCAGACGAAGCAAAACCATGGATAACGAGACTGATGCAGAAGTTCGAAGCGAACAAGACGGACATCCCAGGTCTGAGGTAGTGATAGAGAGATACGATATGGAAAGCGGCTTGTGGCATAGAATACATTTAGAAGAGGATGATAAAGATTTATTAGCTGAAAACGGTCAGGAATTCAAAGATGCTTACATTGAAATTGTTGTAACGATGTCTGAAATGGTAATAACTGGCGAACATACACGGGTAACACAATAATGGCAAAATACCAAGCTGTTGGAAAAGAATTAGAGTTAATTAAACGTATTAAGACTATGGTCGATATGGCTAAGAAGTCTCGTAAGAAAGCCACAGATTCATGGAGAGAAGCGGAAAAGCTATATATGGGGGAACATTGGTCAGGAATGAATATGCCTGAATACAAAAACCAATTAACCCTGGATTTAATAGCAAATGTTATTGATACACAAATACCAATTATGTCTTCTAAGCCACCCAAGATTGATGTTATTCCAGTAGGTTCAGATGATGAGTCTCGATTTACTGCAAATGTGTTACAGGGCCAACTAGATGATTTATGGTACATGAGGGATATGGCAACGCTTGTACCTGAATGGCTTACTGATTATTTAGTATATGGAACTGGTATTGTGAAATTAGGTTGGAGCGAATTTGATGATTTGCCTGATTGTGATATTGTAGACCCGTTTTCATTCTATGTGAATCCAAGTGCAACTAAAATGGAAAATGCACAATATGTAATTCATATGGCTCCGAGACCACTATACGAAATAAAAGAATTGTTCCCCGAAAAAGGCAAGCTTGTAGAGTCAATGGGGAGATTAGACCAATATGAAGCGCTTAAAATAACAGATGTTAAGCAAGGGAATAAAGACCTAGTCCAAGTAACCGACACTCAGGGGCAAGAGACTAATTACTTTGAAGGCGAATCTGAAGCCATGGAAAACTTGGAAGACCGTGCGCTGCTAATAGAGGTATGGATGAGGGATGGCTCGAAAGAGTACACAAATGAATCCGATAAAGTTGGCAAACTGAAATACCCAGGCGGCATACGAAAGGTCTGCATGGCTGACAACGTCATACTTTACGATGGGCCTAGTAGATTCCAATTCTTGGACAAAATGAACAGGTGTTCATACCCTTTCCCATTTGTTGTTATGAAAAATGGTGGAAGCGCTCATAGCTTTTGGGGAAAACCCGAACCAAAACGACTAAAAAGTCTAAACCTTTCATTGGATCGTATCGCTAGTCAGGTAATGGATAACATCCATCTAATGGCAAATCCTATGTGGATAGTTGATGAAACCGCAGATGTTTCTGACCAAATCAATAATAAACCTGGCTCAGTCATAAGAAAAAGAGGACCAGGCTCAGTAAACATGGCTCAACCCAGTAGTATGCCTGGTTATGTCTTTAATTTTTATAGTTTATTAATGGATATGTTTGAAACAGTGTCAGGCGTAAATAAAGCGACCATGGGTAAGCAAGAACCTAATGTTACAAGTGGAGTTCAGGCGCAAGTCTATCGTTCTGCAGCTACAAGTAAAATTGATTTTAAAGCTCGGCAGCTAGATTCTGCAATGCAGATACTAGGTCAGATGTGGATAGCGATGATTAAGAACATGGGTACGGAAATGCATACACTGGAATTAAAAGACAAAGATTTTAATGCTGCACAGGTGGATTATATCGGTACTGAATTTCAAGATACAGATATGATGGTCCGTGCGAGGGTTGGTTCTATGTTGCCTGACAATAGGGCATACATAGAGGAAAAAATGTTATCCTTGGTGCAAATGGGTTTAATTCAAGACCCTGAATATATTTTAGAGCATATGCAGCTTCCTGGGGTAGAAAGATTAATAGCAAAAATGAGAGAAGCAAAAGAAGCTCAACAAGGAAGTCCTCAAGATTTTGAAGGAATGTCGGAAGACGAAATATTCCAACAACTACAACAGAACCCACAAATGGCACAACAGATGCAAGGGAATAAAGAATGAACAATTATAAAAAGTCCTTAAAAAAGACATTATTGAAAAAACCCGATTCAATAAAACCAAAGATGTTAGTTAAGAGTGTAATGAAAAGTGATACATTAAAAGTCAAAAAGCTGAAACCATCAATGTTAAAAAAGAAAAAGAGGGTAAAGGTGAAAGGTGCAGCTGGTGTTGCTAATCGTTTAAAAAGAATGAAAGCAGGAACTCTTTCAACATCCCCATCTAAATAATAATGAAAAAAAATAAAAAGCACGGAAATAAAGCACATCCAAAAAAGTCTAAAGACTATAGAAAGGTTCCTTACACTAGGAATGTTTTATATAAAGGAAAACTCAAAGAGGCTTTACCTGGTAGAATGACTTTAGATAAAGGCACTATGAGAATTGGTTTGGCAGATGAGCCTTCACCAACTCATAAGGTTACAAAGAAAAGAAAAATTAAGATACCCTTTACAAAGAAAAATTTAATTACTCGGACTACCGATGAAAGTACTGTTATTGACCCGAATCGTAAAAAAGGTAAATACACCAAGCGGACTACGACTAAAATTCTAAATAGGAAAGCAAAAACAAAAAAGAAAGAAAGTACAAACCCGTATAAGGTTGGAAACAAGTATTCTAAAATGAGCAAGGCTTACAAGAAGGCCTTAGAAAACCAAAAGAAGGCAAAAAAGAAAAGGCTAAAAAAAGGTGAGTGATGCCTGGACAAAAAAAGAAGGTCAATCTAAAAGCGGTGGTCTAAATGCTAAAGGAAGAGCCAGTTATAATAAAAAAACTGGGGGTAACCTTAAAGCACCAGTAACAAAGAAAAACCCGAAAGGTAAGGCAAAGTCTAGGCGATCCAGCTTTTGTGCCAGGATGTGCGGCATGAAAAAAAGATTAACTGGTGCTAAAACAGCCAATGACCCTAATAGTAGAATCAATTTATCATTAAAGAAGTGGAGATGTAAGTGTGGCTAAGAAAGGATTATGGTATAACATAAATCAAAAAAAGAAGAAAGGAACTAGCAACTCTAAGAAGAATTCTACTATAAGCGATACAGCCTATGCTGAAATGAAAAAAGGATTTCCGAACAGCAAAAAGAATAAAAAGAAAAAGGCTTATAAAAAATCTTTGAAAAAGAATTTAGCATAATAGTCCAAACAGGTTGGATGCTATGGACAATCCATCAAAATTATATCAAAGCAGGAGACTAAATGTCAGAAGAAATACAGACCTCGTATAGTGGGGTAACATTGTCACAGGGTGAACTAGATTCTATTGTAGAGAATTCACCTGCAGAGACTGCACAAGATTTAGGCGAGCAACAGGCCCAAGAGCAGGAAAGTCAAGAGATTGACCAATCAGAAAGTTCTGTAACTGAAGAATCCGAAGACTCTCAAGAGATTTATGACTTGGAAGTGAATGGTGAAACATACGATATGGAAACTATTCAAAATGCATTAGATGCATTCCAAAATAAAGCAGAGTGGCAAAAATCGAATACAGAAAAAGCACAGACAATAAGCGCTGAACGTAAAGCATTTGATGCAGAGCGACAAGTGTGGTCTGAGCTAAGAAGTAATGATGATGCTATGGATGTTTTACGGGATGTATTAGATGATGACCATCCAATATTTAATACTCATGAAGTGGATAAGGCGCAAGAAAACACAAGCCAGGACACCAAAGACCTTTCAAGGGTTGAGGAGTTAGAAGAGAGGCTAAACGAGTTTGAACGGGAAAAAGAAGAACATGCATTGCAGGTTGAAGCCGACCAGCAAGTAAATGTCGACCTGGGAAAACTCAAACAATCTCATCCTGAACTGGAAGACCCTAATTTATTAAATACTGTTATTGAAACAGCAATTAATAAAGGCTTCACGGGTTACGATGGTTTAGAGGATGCATTTGTTTTAGCTCATCATCAAGCTGCTGAGAATAGTGCTTTTAAAGTAGCCACAAACAGAGCAATAAGTGCGAAAGCCGCTAAGAGCATTCCTGAAACAAAAGGACGAGTAAAAGGCCAACATACTGAGCCAATTGCAAAGTCTAATACTTACAAGGATGCCAGGGTTGAATCACTTAAAAACTACAATTTCTACGAATAATAGAATAATACACCTTAACAGGTGAATAAAAGGATAATAAAATGGCATTAAACTATGACAGCTTAACAGCTGTGACTAGAGACCGTTTCATACCTGTTCTCGTAGACAACATATTCAATTCAAACATTTTAACTTTTAAAATGTTACAGAATTCTGAACCAATAGCAAGCGGTAATAAAGTGCTGCAGCCAATTGAGTACTCCACAACAGGCTCAAAGGGTTTCTATAATGGATATGATGTATTAGATACAACTCCACAAGAGCTGTTTACTGATGCTTCATATGACTGGGTTCAGTGTCATGCTTCTATCACATATAGTGGTCGTGAAGAGGCGTTGAATAGTGGTTCTGAAAGGGTTATTGATTTAATTTCTGCAAAAGTAAAAAATGCAGAGAAATCATTAAAAGACCTATTTGGAAAACAGTTGTACTCCGATAATAATGGTAGCTCGGTAACATCCGCAGGGGCTTCCACAAGTGGTTTCTTGGGATTACAGGCAATTATTGATAATTCAACATCGATTGGTGGAATTAACAGGAGTGACTATTCCTGGTGGCAAGCAAATGAAGATACTTTTGGTAGTACTACTTTTGGAACTGTCGCAGCTAGTGCAGGTGCTAATTCCATTGGAAGAGAACTAAGAGAAATGTATGGGAAATGTAGTATTGATAACGATACTCCAAATCTCATCGTCACTACTCGTGTAATCTTTGATGCATATGAAGAATCTCTGTCTGCACAGAAGAGATTTGGTGCTTCAAGTGATACGCTAGCTGATGCTGGTTTTCAGAGTCTTAAGTACAGAAATGCTGACATTGTTGTGGACGATAATTGTCCTGCTGGTCACATGTATTTCTTAAATACTAAGTATCTGAGATTCAGACACCACGGTTCTAGGAACTTCGCTTTTCAGGGTTTTAATAAGCCCGTTAACCAAGATGCATCCGTAGCACATATCCTTTGGTTAGGTGCTTTGACTTGTTCAAACCCTAGAATGTTAGGGAAATTGACAGGCGGACCAACTGCATACTAATAGGAGATAATTATGGCTGAATGGAAAGACGTAGAATCTTACATAGTATGTCAGGGCATAACAGACGTAAGCGCTAAGGCGAAGTTGCCTATGCTTACTGTTGTTCAGGCTCAGGATAAAGCTGGCACTTTAGGTATGGGTGAATTCATCTATGCAAAAGGTGTAGCTAGTACCGCTGTTGGAAGTGTTGTTACTATTGATGAAGCAGGCATAACAGCATTAGCTGTTGCAAGTGCTGTAGGTAAAGTTGGTGTAGCAATGGCTGCAACTGTAGCAGACACCTATGGCTGGTATCAGATTAGCGGAAAGGCGGTAGCAAAAGTAGCTACTGGTTTTGTCGATGGCAAAGCATGTTTCCTAACTGCTACTGCTGGAACAATTGATGATGAAGTTGTTACTGGTGACCTTATAGATGGGATGATAGGTAGGTCCGCTGTAGGCACCCCAAGCACAGGCATGGCTCATCTTGAACTAAGCAGGCCACTCGCAGACAACGTAACAGAAACTTAATAGGTTCTGATAACTGACTAAAATGAGATACGGTAACCCCCTGGTTTTAATTAGCCAGGGGACCGTTGAAGATAAATGGCATAAATGACATCCTCAGAAATGACTAGTCTACTGGGTATTCGCCTAGAGGACACATCACAATTAAGCTTTTCAGCTGCAACAAAGATTCAAGCTCTTAATGTAGCTCAGGTTGCTGCAACTAATTTTTTACATGAAGATTATCTTACCGAGTTGGAGCATAGAGACACTATTACTGTTGATGCATCAGCTTTAGCAACTAGAGGGTATATCAACTTTGCTGATGGTACCTCCGCAAATACAACATCTGCTAATCCATTAAGAGGCAGTGTAAGAAATGTAGAAGTGAGTTACAGTGGTCCTAATTTTATATTTGCTGCAATGATACCTTTTGAAGATGTGAAGAAATTAGAAAATGCATATTTAGAACCAGGTACTGCAAATCCTATTGCATATACATTTCATAATTCATTATACATAACACCTATAGCAGGAATAGCTGGTGTTAGAGTTTATTATCTTAAAGAACCTACTGCAATAGCATCTAATGCTAATTGCACATTAAATGTTTCTCTTCATGAGATAGTGGTTGATTTAGCAGAGAGTCAATTGTGGCGATCTGACAACCAAGTTAATAGAGCGAAATCAGCATATGAATCTGCCATAAGTCAGATAAGTGTACTCAATGAGATGAGAGGTGTTAATAAACCTGAAGGAGTGGGCGCATGAAGTGGGTTGATATAATTGATAGAACATTGTTACCCTTTGAATCTAGAAAGGGACAATTGGATATAAGGGCAGGAAAATACTTAGATGAAGCGATGGAAGACTTTTCACTCTATACGAAGTGTCATGTACGAAAGTTTAATATTTATATATCAACCGACAAAACATTTATTACCTTACCTGATGACTTTGTTGAGATGGTTGACACTCCTGTTTTTCGGGGTAGGTATTTAGACCGCAGAGCTAGTAATGCATATCTCTTTAATCAAGATACAGCAACAAATAGATTTAATACAGGTACTCCACAGGAGTATTATTTAGAAGATAGAAGGTTACATTTAATACCGAGACCCTCGCAAGCTGGAGTTTTAACTCTTACTTATATTGCAGTTCCAAAATCTTTAAGGGGAAAAACAGATTTAAAGAAAGTAAGGTTTGATAATTTAGTGTCAGAATTTTTTAGACCAGGAAATGATATTAAATCAAGACCAGGAGCATCAAACACAACATCTACAACTGGTAAGATAGAGGTTGCAGAACATCATGAGCCATTAGGTGGCAGTTTAATTATATCAGGTGTAACAAATGGTTTTACAACTGATAATGAAGATTTATTTAGTGCAAATCCTGAAACTGGATATTGGGAGACATTGCATGGTTCAAGTTGGTCCAGTATAACTACCACTTGGAATAATTTAGGATTTGGTGGCATTGCCACTGTTAATGGAGTCCAATTTTCATACACTGAAGAAGAACCTGTCATTCCGAGTATATATCACTATGCATTAGTCGATTATGCAAAAGCTATGATTCATCAAGATATGGGGAATCTAAAAGCTTTTAATAACCATTATACTCTTTATGTAGCGAGTAGAGAAAAAGGAAGAACTACAAGCGCAAATTCAGATTCAGGGGGAATGACATATGTAGCCGATAGGGTTGCAAACGGTAGCATGTAGTGCTTACTAAGATAGACACATTTCAAAACGGGATAGCTACAAATGCAGACCCAGGAGACTTAGGAACTGAATATTCTTTAGTAACTCAAAACTTCTTATTAGACCAACCAGGTAGATTAGTTAAAAGACCAGGGAGAAGTGCTGCGGTAACTATAAACTCAACAAATTTTGATAATCTTATTTATTGGTCCCCAAGCAATCTGAAGATTGATGGTACTGCTGTAGATAGTAAATGGATTGGATACGATGCAACTGCAAACAAACTAAAATTTCTACCAAGTAATATTACTGGCGGTGTTACTTCTACTGATTTGGGAACGTCATACTCCTCAAACATCCCTGATGAATTTGAATTGCAAGACCATGGAATGGAATTTCGTTTTGCACCTGATAACATAAATCATAAACCAAAAATTCTACAACATATAAGTCGTAAGTTTTTTGGGGATGCTTATGATGTAGAAAGCCAGTCTACAGGATACAGGGTAGATGAATATGTATTTCAAGATGCTTATCCCATTTCTCCAACAGATACTCAACTAGCCCCTGGTACTATTGGTGTTTTAGCCTCAGCTGCAGGTATGTCAGTTACAAACAATAAAACATACAATTATAAGTTTAGCCCAGTTTATGACGGTATTCAAGAATTGCCATTAGGAGAAAGTTATATTACAAAATCTGTAACGGATGCTAATTCAGCCTTAAAAGTCCCATTTATTATTTATGCAGGTTACCTGAGTAACCCTACTGGAACAGCTCCAAATAAAACATACCCAATTAATCCTAGAATGACATCTGTTAAAGTATATCGTGAAAGCGAAAATAGCGGTACTTATTTTCATATAGGTAGTGTACCAATTAGTAGGAGTTCAGAAACAGCTATTGCTGACGAACCTGTATCTAAAAGCGCTGTATTAAATAGTAAGAAGGCTATATACTCTGATTATTTTGTATCTAACTACTCTAGCTTAATTAGTAGTACAGGAGTTTTTAGTAGTCCTAATGTTACAATAGATACTGATAATGTTACCGCAGTTCGTTGGTACTATGCACTAAGAACAAATACATCTGCAAGTAGGGGTTCTGACGATAAAAGCTACGATAAAGGTCAAGTTTTATGGATTTCTGCTGGAGCTGTAACTGGTAGTAATGGAACCACATATTCAGCTACTTTTGATAATGGACCATTAGACAGTAATCAATTCAAAGCAGACCTACAAAAAGGTTTTATAAATGTGGATGAGCGAAATGGTGCAAGTGGTCCTGGGGTATCTTTAAACGAGACAAGCCAAACATCGACAGCTCCACATTATATATTTAATGATGGTAGTACTAGTATCATTACAAAGTGGCTCTATTATGAAACCACTTCTAATAGTGGAACATTTCATGCCTTAACTCCTGCTCAAGCTGGTGTAGGGTCTCACACAGAACATCAAAATGTCTTAAATATATGTTGGCACAATAGAGGTTTGGTCTTTCCTAATATAGCTAACGACAGACGGTGGTCAAAAAACCAAGCAAATGGTTTTGTTGTTTATAACGGTGACATTACAACTGTAATTGAAGAAAGCATTGGTAAAGCTGTTAAGGTAGTTAATAATGCGCAATTCGGAAATTTAGTCCATCCATATGTAAATGTTCCAATAATTAATTTTATAGAGGGAGCATCAGGGACACCTGTAGATGCAAAAACAAAAGTAGTACTAAAATCAGGAATCGCTCACGGTTTATCTACTGGTGATAGTATTGCCATAACTGGATGTATTAGGGGCGACTTTAATGGTACGTTTACTGTGACCGTTTATAATGCCGAATTATATATAAACTATGATTATGATACAGTGGTTTTAGACCAAGATTTATTTGGTACAAATACTGTTTTTAATATTGCATCAAGTACAGCAAAGGTCAGCAGATATTTACAAAAAAGTTTTAGCACTACAACACAATTTGTTTTTATGGATACTGGATTGACTAACGGTTCACAGCAGCCATTTATAGATGAATTAAAGACAAAAGTCAATTATAAGTATAGTCAAATGATGGGGAACAGGTTGTTTGTTGGTAATGTGAAACTAGACCCTGAAGGTTTAGATGAGAACCATCCTGATTGGATTATATATAGTGAATGGGGTATGCCTGATGTATTACCAGCTGTAAACTATATTCAAATAAAAGACCAGCAGGGCGGTGAAATAGTATCTATGAATAAGATATTAGACTCATTAGTTGTGTTTATGACTAGAGGTGTTTACAGGCTTGATGTTGGATCAGGAGATAACCCAACAAACTGGTCCTTATTAGAATCTGATGAGAATAGAGGACTTGTGTCAACAAAGGGAGTAGCAAGAGTAAAAGATAGTTTATACTTTTGTTCTTCTAGTGGTATTTACAAAATAACACCTGACTTTAGGTTTACTGAAATATCAGAACCTATTAATGACGTATATCAGAATACATCAAACTTAGACAAAAGTAGGTTATTCTATGATGTAAAGAGAGATAGAATTCTCTGCAGGTTTGGTAATGAAACACAGACTATTTATGTCTTTAATGTTAAAAACTCATCCTGGTCTACGTTAAAATTTTCAGCTACACCTAGTCTTTTTTATAGCAGCAATGATGCACTAGATACATTTGGTTTCAGGCATACATCACCTGAGATAGGTGCATCTGCATTAATGATTCATGAATTGCATAGTAGTAGTCCTAGCGAATCAATGGATATTGAATACAAAACTGGCTTTATGCCGCTTACCGATATAAATAGAAAATCTATTATTAGAAGAATGAACTTGAATTATGAGTCAAGTACTGCTCTGACATGTAAGCTGTATGCAGATGGGGATGAAACCACTCTTTTAGATACTCTTACTTTTCCTGCAAATAATGTAAGTAAAGATTACCTGGTAAGTATTAAACCAGGTGGGATAAGAGCAAAAACATTACAAGTAAAGATAAATGCAAATTCAAACACAAATGTAAAAATTAACAAACTGGAAATAGAATCTGATGAGTAGAGTAAAATTTAAAGATAGATTGATTGATAAGGGTATCAGTCAATTAGTAAAGAATGTAAATCAAAAAGCCCCAATGACTAGGGTTACAACTGGATTAGTAACCCCTCAAGACATAAGTCCAGGTGAATTTGTTTTCACTTCAGTAAATGCAGGTCAAGAAGGCCCTTCCTCACCTACTAGTGACGAATCAAGGATTTACTTTAAAGATAAAGGCGGTAACACTTTCGTGTTTACTGGAACAAAGGTACAATAAATGGCTATACCAGCAGCAGTATATGGGTTAGCAATGGCAGCCCCAGGAATTATAAAAGGTGTTAAAGGTTTAATGACTAAAGCACCTCAGCAAAAAATATCCAATGATACAACATCATATTTAAACAAGTTAAGGCAGGTATCTAAAGAAGGTTTATACGGTCAAGACGTTAAGAATGAAGTTGGAACTGACTTAGCTCAAAAAACAGATATGACTAATCGCTCTATTATTAACAATGCCACAAGGACAGGTGTTGAAAATAGTGGTGTTGTAGCGCAGCAATTACTTCAGTCAGGAGGTCAAAGCACATTAGCATTGGCAAGGATGGCAAAACAAATTGCTCAAAAAAATGAGGAATCAAAGCTGCAAGCTCAGGGCCAAGCTGCTTCTGTTGGTCAATCTATAAGTGACATTAAATACCAAAATGCTTTAGCAAGACAGCAAAGAGGTGATGATATTGCTGATAGTTTTGGATCCGCAATTTCAAGTGGTGTCACTGGTTTTAATGACCAAAGAAATACAAATCTTAATTACGACATTAAAAAGACTCAACAAAATTATGACGGGGCCTCAACTGACCCAAAGTTTCTTCAGTGGTTGCAGAGTCTAGGGGCTAAACCATTATAATGTCTTATTTAAACGCTTTATTAAAAAGACAGGAAGGTGCTAGAATAGGTGACAAACAAACTGACATAGGTAAGAGTGAGTTGTCCCCCGAAAAAATGAAAGAGTATCAAGCTATGTTCGATTCATTTAGTCCTGGTCAAAAAGCAAAACTTCAAGAATTAGCAAAAAAACAATCTGCACCTACTGCTGAAGCAAAGACTAATAATCTAAGGAATGAAAATCAAGCCAAACTAGCAAGTCAGCAAGCTACGAAAGATAGAACAGTTCAGAATAAAAGAACTGATGATAATATGAAAATGCAGACAAAGTTGAAACAAAGACTTGCACAGGCAGAGATAAGAAACCGAGCAGCACAGGCAAAAGCAGATGCTGCGACCCAAAAAGAGAAAAGTAAAATAAATATACCTCTTAATGAATACTTTATGGAATTAGAAAAAGCTGGATTAGACGATTACGATAGAAGATATGACGATGGTATAAGTATAGATGCACCTGATTCATCCCTCTATCCTATTCAGAATAAAGCTTTTCTAGATAACAGAATTAGGGCCGATAAGCTTTCTCAAATGAAGGCTCAAGATAAACTTAATACTGCTCTAGAAAAAGCCATTCTAAAATATGGAGAACGGGAAGGTATACAATATCTGATAGAAAATGGAGTGCCTGAAAAAGCAGTCGAAGAGCTTCTTGGCGAAAGTCTTGAAGATATTCTTGGTGGATAGATATGGATAAAGCACAAAGAAAAAGACTTCTTGGTTATCTTAAAGAGTTAAACCAACCTGAAGAAGAAAAAGAACTGGGTTTAGTCGATGAAATACTGAAGAAAGGGGATGACCCTGAATTTGCAGTAGAGCCTGAAGATAAATTCGGTAATCCTAAGCAGCTAAAAACTATTGTCTCTCTAAGAAAGCAAGGTTTTGACAATAGCAGGATTTTCAAAGCTATGGAGATTGAGGCAGCTGAACAAGAAAGTGTAAAAACTCAACAGCCATTACCAGCCCAGGAAAGCCCTAAAGCGGAATTATTGGCTGAAGAAGATAGTATTTGGGACAACCTAACAAAGCCTTTGCATGCAATGTTTATGGGTGGTACTGGTAAAATGACTGGAGGTAACCTTTTGAGGACTTTAGGTACATCCACTCCAAAAGATAAAAAAATAGTGCATTCTAATAAGGCAGGATATGGAATCGTTCAACAAGAGAAAGTAACAAGGGAACAGGCATTAGAAAGAACATTTGATAACCCTCTATTTAAACAGGGTAGTATGATGGTTGCTAGTGGCTTAGAAGATTTTGCTAATCGCCCTGACTTGCGACAGAATAACGATATTTTTGATTATAGCTGGTATGAACCAAAATTTATTAGTAAAGCTATTGGTGGAGCAGTACCAAGTATATTACAGGTAATGGCCCCAGCAATAGCTACAACAGTAATTACAAAAAACCCAGTCGCTGGAATGGCAGTGGCAATGTCTGCTGGCTTTGGTATAGAAACTGCTGGCATGATGGAGACAGCTTTAGAGAACGGTATATCTCCAATAGATGCAAGAAATGTAGCAATGACAGTTGGTACTATTAATGCTATGTTTACAAGTATACCAGCCTATAGCTTATTTAAAAAAGTTGGTATAGGTACAAAACCTATAAATGATTTAATAATTAAGGGTTTAATTAGTAAGGGGGCTTTTGCTAAGGGAGTATCTAAAAAAGCCTTTGTCCAAGGAACTACAGAAGTTATTGAAGAGTTATTGCAGGAAAGTACAAATATCATTGCTGAAGAAACCCAGTTAGGTATTGAATCAACCGTAGAAGAAAAAATAAAAAGACTTCAGGCAGCAGGAATCGGTGGTTATGCAGTAGGTACAACATTAGGTATAGGATCAGCAGTCACCCAACAGGCAAACGAAACTAATGTTGCATTAGTGGAAGATGCTGTAAAAGAAAAACAATCCATACAAACTTTGGCAAAAGAAATTAATGATGATGCGGCAAATGATTATAAGATTGAATATGATGCAAGTAATAATGGGGTCCAGGAAATATCAGAAGATGAAATTGTAGCTAGTGGCTACGATATCGAATTAAACAAATTAGAAGTAATAAGGGAAGATGAAAATGGAAACAAATTCTACGCAGTCAAAGTTAAAGGCGAGACAGATTCTAAAGGCGGTATCAAACTCACCAGCGCAGCGGATCGAAGCACAGTTCTCGAAGAAACAGTCGAATTCAGAATTAAACAGCTCCAAAATGAAAAAGGAGCCGAAGAAAACCAACTCTTAAACAAAATCAAAACTTGGGCGAAGTCTGTCAGAAAAAAGGCTTCAGAAATGGGGTATAACGTCCGTTTTGCCGACACAGATGAAGGTAACCTTGAGTTATTTTCTGATGCGATTGTATATGGTAAAGGTGGCTTTACAGGGCTATCGGAAGATTTATCGCAAGCAATTTACATTCCTGACGATATTTCTAACGAATTTATCCAAAATATGGGAAAAATGTCTGATGGTAGAGATATTTTTGACATGTTAAAAAGTGAAGATGGTGGTTTGAAAACAAATCAAGAATTTTCCCAGGCAGTTGATGAAGATATAAAAAGTCAAATGGGTAAAGAGTCTAAGAAAACAATCCCCCCACCAAAATCAAAACCAACTGCAAAATCTAAGCTGCAGAAAAAAACCAAACAAATGGTCCCAGGTGAAAATACTAAAACACCAGCGTTTCAAAATTGGCTTGGTAAATCAGTTTTAAAAGATGAATTATTTGAACCTATAGTAATGTATCATGGGACCAACGAAAACTTTGATGAGTTCATGCCAATGACTTATATGTCATCTAGTCCTGAAGTAGGTAATTTTTATGCTAGGGACCATAGAGGTGAAAGGCAAAACCCTGGAACTAATGATGATGGGCAAGTTTATCCAGTATATGCAAGAATAGAAAATCCATTTGATTTTCATAGTGATAGAATTGATTTAGGCGAACAATTTGATTTTAATGAATTTATTTTTGAAGTCAATTCAAAACTTAAGCAGGATGGTAAAGAGTCACTAACAGAAGAACAAACACAACAAATATTTGATAATTTTTTAGGCAACAATCAACTTGAAGAATACACTCAGGGGCCTTCTAAATTCACTCCAATTGAAACTGATGAAGAAATATTAAAAAGTAGGACATTTAATGCTTTTAAATTTATAGATTTAAATCTATCTCTAGCTGATGCATTGGAATCCAGGGGTTATGATGGTATCAAGGCGAATGAATTTATCCTGGAAGAAGAAAATCCAAAAGTATATATAGCATTTGAACCTAATCAAATTAAATCAGCATTTAACCAAGGTACCTTTGACCCTAATGATGGAAACATATCTTACCAGCTAGAACCAGCAGTCATTAAGAAGGCTGTTAGTCTGTATCCAAATATTGATAAGGATACTGGGAAGGCTGGAAGTAAAGCAGAACGAATTAATAGATTTTTAGGTCGTTTAACAACTAGGGTCACAAAAGAAAATCCAATACCAAAACCTATACCTCTAAATAAACAAGCTGGTTCACCAAAGAATAAAAGTGCTAGGCGAGTTGAATTAAAAAATGGTTCTATTATATATATTGGTGCGGAAAAAACTTCTGACCAGTGGATAGAACAGGTAAACAGTGTACTGACCCAAAAAGAACAAGAAACTGCCGCTAATTGGTATGAGGAAGCCTACCCAACATTTGTAGAGCATTTTGGAGAAGAAAAAGCTGTACCTCATATGGTTGCCTGGTTAATGGGGAATGTAAATGCAAGTCCACAACAAGCTTTATCAAATATGTTTTTAGGAGCAGAACAATTAAGCTCAGATTTGGCATCATTTAAATCTGCTGGTTTACCTTTAGCAGCTAAAAATGTAGAACTTCTTTTATCAGGTTTTGGGACAGAAGTAAATGCTGGTGCCAAGTTATACGATTTCTTAGATAGTGCATTAGGAAAAACAACTAGAACTGTAATGAAAGATGATGAGAAAGCTGGCAGTGCAGTAGCTGACGATAGACATACAAACAGAGATATTGGTTTTGTGGATGCCACATTGTATGATGCAATGATGAGATTAGGAGTTGATGTTAATCAGGTAAAGGGCATTCGTATTGACCAAAAAAGAACATATAAAAAGGTATATGATAAAAAAGGAAGGCCAGTCAGAAATAAAGATGGAACCCATAAGAAAAAAGGCAGTGTTCCTGGTCCTACCGAAACACAGTATGAATGGGGTGTCCAAAAGTTCAACCAGTTAAGTAGGGATATAAATAGCAGTGGTTATATGGGTGGTAAGTTAAAGACCTGGCAGCATCAGGCTATTGGTTGGACCGCTATAGCCAGGGCAATTGAGACAAGCGATGGAATGAGTATCCCTGATAGTTTTAGAAGTCAAAAACCTACTATTAGTTTTGAATTGGCATTTGGTACAGGCACTCCTTTTAGACAAAAATATGGTGAGGCTTTTGATGCATTACCACTTAATGAAAAACAAAAATTAACCAAGGAAGTAACAGAAGAGTTAGCTAAAGGAATAGCTAAAGACATAGGCTTAAAAGTAACTAGTATCTCAGGTGATGCAGTTGGGGGTTGGGGAGATGCAACAAACCCAAGTACTTCTATAGGTGTAATGGGTAGCGATCAGGCAATTCAAGGGATGATAGATTCTTTTGGTTACTGTTGTGAACAGGATGGTATTGGTAGACTAAAAACAGTTCATGGTAGCGATGGTTTGGGATTCTTATACATGTCTGATGCTTTTGCTGATAATGCAATTGTAAAAAGGGTTTGGGATATTTTAAGAAAAAATACAGATGATATTTATTCTCCTGGATTTTCCTTTACAATGTTAAATGACCCTGAATTAGGTATTGAAAATATGGCCACATTAATGGTCGGAACCAAACAGACTAGAAGTCAAACTGGTAAGGCTATGGACCAAATTAATAATGCTTTGGAAATAATTAGGGAAGAATTAGAAATAGAAGTAGATTGTAAAGGTTCTAACGTACAATATAAGGAATTTAAAAATGACTGGACGGACAAAAAAACAAGCGAAGGACAAGGCTACTCGACTTCAATTCGTGAGTCCTTCGGCATCAATTTACAACAGCGACTCGACAATCATCATAAACCCAGGGTCGAAAAAAGAATCCAAGATGCCCTCAAGCGACAAGCAAATAAAGAAAGAAGAACCTACCAGCTAGTACCCGATCCCGACTATGCTGCTGAAGTTGATGCAGCTGAAAAAGTCAATGAAGGTCAAACTCTTGACCCTTCTGACACCACTATATCTGACCATTTATTAACTAGTATATTCGATAAATTACATCCTGTCGTTAAATGGCAGAAAGATGTCGTAGACCAATTTTTAGGTGATGCCAGGATACGAGACCAGCACAATGTAGCATTAGCTGCCGAGTTGTATGTTGGAAAAGTATCAGAAAAACTTGTCGATTTCGATAAGGATATTTTAAATATAAATGAATCAAGTAGCTTTGTACGAAGATTGACTGATTCAGATATTACGATAGAAGATTTTAATTTATACTTACATGCTCTTCATGCAGCAGAAAGAAATGCACATATCTCCGATATAAATGAAGATATGTCTGATGGTGGTAGTGGTATGACCAGTAACCAGGCACGAGAGCTAAAAAAATCTCTTAATAAAAAATATGGCCTAAAAAAGATAAAAGCTTTTGCGAAAGAATTTCATGAAAAGGTAACACAACCAATTCTTGAATTAAGATATGAAAACGGTTTAATTGATGAAGACTCTTATAATAATTTAAAATCTAAATATAAAAACTACGTTCCTTTATTCAGGGTAATGAACGATACAGAAGCTGTATTGGATGTAGGTGCGAAAATGTCAAAAGCTTATCAAGGCCCTGAAAGCTTTGATGTAAAAGGACAAGAATTCTTTAAAGCTAAGGGCAGTAAAAGAGAAGTTAAAAACATTTTAGTATCTGCTGTTGAGCAATACCAAAGCTCTATTATAAGAGCAGAAAAAAATCTAGTAAATCAGCGATTACTAAATTTAACTGAAGCATATCCAAGTGAAGCTTATGAAGTAAAAGGTGTCCAGTATAAACCTCAATACAATAAAGATGGCGAAATCCAGTTTATGGATGAAAGAAGGGTTATAAAAGATTCTGATGGAAATCAAATACCTGATAACCAGGTCATACATGTAAAAGTAGATGGTAAGACCAAGCAAATAATCTTTAAAGGTGAATATGGTGCCAGGATAGCTAAAAGTATGAGGGACATGGGTACATCTAAGTCTATACCATATTTAAACAATTTTAATAACTACTTACGTTATGTGAACACTATATACAATCCTGAATTTATGGTTACAAACTTTATGAGGGATATACAAACTGCAGGTATCAATATTAGTGCGGAACAGGGCAACACGGTATTAGCGCAGGCATTGAGTCCTAAGAATCTTAAAGATGCCTGGAAAGGTGTTTACCAAGTAGTTCAGAAGAAAGATACAGAGGGTGAATGGGCTGAATACTACGAAAGACTAAGAAAAGCTGGCGGTAAAACTGGATTTTTTGATGTGGAAAGCATTGAAGATAAATTAGAAAAGTTAGAAAAAAGGTTAAAGAGGGTTGAAGAGAAAGGTATCGGTGTTATTGCTGCTGGTAAAGGAATCTTTGATTTTGTTGAAAATCTAAATGAAGCAACAGAATCCTCTATAAGGTTAACCTTGTTTAAATCAATGTTAGATAATGGATACACTGAAGAGCAGGCCGCTAGTGGAGCAAAAAATGTAACTATAAATTTTAATCGTAAAGGTGAGATTGGACAATTTTTAAATAGTCTATATTTATTTGCAAATGCTGGTTTACAAGGTTCTCATAGAATTGTTGGAGTAGTAAAGAATAACAAGTCAGCACAGAAAGCTGTGGCAGGGTTAGCTGCTATGGGGATTGCTGAATCTTTAGCAAACCATATTGCGAGTGCAGAAGATGATGAATATGACAAACTATCTAATTATGAAAAAGATAATAATTTTATAATTAGATATGGTAATGATGGCGAGTATTTTAAAATTCGATTACCCTATGGCTACAATGTATTTAAAGTAGTGGGGAACATTGCAGGTGATATGGCATGGGCAGGTATGAATAACAAACCAGTTGACCCAGCTTTACATATGTCAAGATTCCTGGAAGCGGTTAATTCGTCTTTTAATCCTATAGGTTCAGGTCCAATTGAGCAAGTCTTAACTCCTACAGTTGCTGACCCAATTATTCAACTAAGTACAAATAAAGCATTTCATGGTGGACCGATAGTCCCTGAATCTCAATATGGACCTCAAAAAGCTGATATTGAAAAAGCCTGGTCTAAAACACCAGGTGTATACAAAAAGATGTCACAATGGCTTTTCTTAAGCTTTGATGGAAGAATTAGGTACAATCCTGATGGCAGTATAAAACATGCAGTTCGTGGGCCAGGTATCTTTAGTGGTGATATTAGTCCTGAGACATTTGAGTATGGGGTTGATTATTTAGGAGGTGGTTTAGGAAAGTTTTTGATGCGATCTGTAAGCACAGCGCAAGATGTTGTTAATTATGAATCTAATTTAAGTAAATCTCCATTTATTAGACAGCTTTACGGGAATTTTGATAGCAAATCTGAATCTTCTACATTGTACAGATATGAAAAAGATATGTCTAGGAAAATATATGATAAGATAGATTCAAATAAATATATGAATTACCTAGATGCTTATTACAGAAAAGGCAATTTAACATCTAAAGAATATAGGCAGCGCTTAAAAAGATTTAGAAAATCACAAAGAAAAGCAAGACGAACTTACGGAAAATAGGTTTGGTGCTATTGCAGATAGGTAAAAATTAGGAGTAATTATGGCATCATTATTAAATCAAACACCATCTCAGTCTTACAAAGATTTATTAACTGTAGCCAGTGATACACCAAATCAGGGTTTGGAAACTACAGTAAAACAGGTAAGAGACGGAGAAGGTATAGGCTCTCCACTGTATTTAAATACTGCCTGGGTCCAGGTGGGTACAGACTCTGCTAATTCTACTTTGGTAATCAAGGGTAATCTATCTGTAAGCGGTGAAGTAAAATTTGCTGGTACAGGTGATGCTTCAATAAAAAAAGGTAATGAAGCTTTAATAACTGCAAAATCAACAGGAATAGTCCAATTCAAAAACATAACTAGTGCTAATGAGCCAGTCCCATCAACGGGAGACTTAGCTGTAATTGAAGGGTCGTTCTATTTAGGAGTATAAGAAAATGGCAACATGGAAAAAAGTAGTAGTCGAATCAAGTGCGGGTAACATTGCACAAAAAGCAGCAACAGCAGGAACCGCAGACAATATAACAAGTCAAGGAGCGCTAGCTACATTAAGTGCAGTTGGGGCAGCTCAAATAACAGACAATACAGTAGGAGCAGCCGAATTAAATGTTTCAGGAAATGGTTCTAATGGACAAATTCTTAAAAGTGATGGTGATGGAAGTTTTTCTTGGGTAGCTGATTCTCAAGTAAGTGTAGATGCAGGTATAAGTAGTAGTAGCTCTAATCCAGTAGAAAACCATGTTGTTTATGACCAATTAGCATTAAAAGAAAACGTAATTAGCGCTTCTAATAGAGTTGGGGTAACAGATATAGGGACTGGAGTTGTTGACCAAAATGAATTTAATTTCTTAAATGGAGTTACATCAGCAATACAAACACAATTTGGTACTAAAGTATCAACAAGCGGAAATGAAACTATTGCAGGCAATAAAACATTTTCAGGAGATACTACTGTAGCCAACTTAACAGTAACAGGGACTACGACCACTGTAAATACTGAAGAAATAAATCTTGCAGACAATATTATAAAGCTTAATTCAAATGCTACTGGTACTCCAAGTGAATCTCAAGATGTTGGTATTGAAGTAGATAGAGGTAGCGCTAGTGATGCAAGGCTTGTTTGGGATGAAAGCGAAGACAGATGGAAGGTATACATAATGAATGTACCAACTCAAGCATTTCTTCAAACAGTAGCTGTGTCAAGTAGTGCAACTGCACCAACAGCAAATTTAGATGGTGTAGGGATGATGTATATGGCTGATGGTGTTCCTTACATTAGGACTGTTTAGTGTCAGAGATTATAAAGCAGCCAAAAAAAGATGTAGAAAAACTTAACGTAAAAGACACTGATTTTATTTTAAAGCTGTTTATGAAAAGTACTTTTAATGGTGCAGAGATTGAGCAAGCTTTTGAGGTTTTAAAGAAAATATCAGATATACACAGGGTAAATATTGAAGCTTGAACTAAGTGCTGATGATTTATTTATCATCAAACAATCTATAGAAGAAATTACCGTTAAAGGCAAAGATGCTATGAGAATTGGTAAGCTATTAGTTAAAGTAGAAAATGCTTTTGTGAAAGAAGCGGAGAAATCTAAATAATGGCTACTTGGAAAAAACTTGTAATAGCAACAGGTAGCTCATCTCAATACATCAAAGGTGATGGTACACTAGGTACTTATTCTACTACAGATAGTTCTAAACTACCATTAACTGGTGGTACTATTTCAGGTTCTCTGAATATTTTTGCTAGTGGTGGAGATGCTAATTTAAGATTAAGAAGTGGAGCAACTCGTTCAGGTCTCTTTATTGATAAACCTGCTACAACAACGACAATGGGTTCAGCATTAGTCTTAGCCGATTCTACATTTAGA